GAACCACCCTTAAACATAAGGCGTGTATTCCAATCTACAGCATCCATGAACCTATTCATATGAATGTCATAGGCTCGACATTGGATGAAAACAGATTCAGCAAGTCCTTGGATCTCATGCCAGATGCCAGATCCAGTAGAGTCTGTCATAGGGGCAATGATGTCTTCCCAACCATCCTCATCCTTTTCTACCCAATCTTTTTTGTAATAAAGGAATCCTGTCTGGTCACGATACTCTTCTTCAGTAAGATCCTTGCGACCATTTTCTTTATAGCCAAGAACAAGACCTCCATAGTTCTGGAGAAGTAGCATCTTGGAAATGCTTCCATTGAACTCCATAATGTAAAGTTCATATAACTCAATGCGAAGCGTGTAGAGTCGGGAAAGATTCATGTTGCCAGAGGCAACGTCTCGCAACCATTCCGTATTGGTATAGGTGTTGCGGTAATTGGTTGTAAACATTCGCAGGGCATCAACACAAGCCCAGAAGTTCCACCCCATATCTGTGGCGTGTTGTTCTGCCTTTTGGGGATCTTCCTCCCCGCCCGTAATCTTGAGCCAGAACTCAAGTGGGGTGTAGCTACGTTTGATGCAAATCTCACCCAAGTTCGTGAGATCGGCGTATGTTTTATCTGGAATCAGAACATTGGAGTTATGGAAACTTTTTGTAGGCCATCCATCACGATCCTCTGCAATTTCAAATCCCTTTCCATAAAGGGTCATTTCTTCAACATCTAGTTCGACGTTGTAGTTATACGATGACCATGAGCGAAGCATTCTATCAAATCCAACGCTGATAAGATTACTCCAAATTCCTTTTTCGGTTGGATTGCCAATTTTGGTGGTAATGTTTGCGGCGGTATTTCGCTCCATTACCATGTCCACAAAGCTGGACTTCTGATTATCCACGATGAACTTCATTTGACGGAATGGCACATTGCTCATTCCTTGAAGTTGACGGGAAGCTACTTGGCTATAATCGGTTGGAGGAAAACCTTTATAACATTTGTAGATGCGTCCCCATTTGCGCTCACGACCAGCATTATCCAAACGAAGATTCCAGCAAATTGTAAAAGCATCGTTGGCAGTTTGAACCCTGCTTGTAGGGGCAACGCCATTAGAATTGATTGTGTTGAATCCCCATGAGGAGACCCCTTCACGATTAACGATCTTTTTAGTTTTTGCCATTACCCGATTGCTTTGTTTAATGCCTCACGGCGGCGTTGACAAGATGGACAATTCTTTGCCCTTGTTTCCAATTGGGCATTGATGCCAAATGTAGAAGCAACCTTATCACCGAGATGAGCAAATTTGTGAATTACGTTTGCGACCGCATCGCCAGCCTCTTGCCAACAATACTGACCAGCAATACGCTGACAAATTTGTTGCTCGACTAAATAATCTAAATTGTCGGGAATGGCAACATTCTTATTAGTCATGTCTGACTTAATCTTTTGAATGAATTGCCTCCCAAATGTAAGATCCATTCCGTTTACACGATAGGTGTTACCCTTATCGTCGCTGTATTGATACCAAAGACCGCCAGGGATTGCCTCGTTAGGGTTTTTGAGCTTCATGTGAAACCAAATGCTTGCCCATATTTATAAAATAAGTCAAACTTTTATTCTTCATGGAATACAAAGGATTGGTTTTAGACCCACCAGCAGATACAACCTACGGACTTTCTTTTCTTGAGACTGTTCCACAGTTCATTCGTGAGCTTACTGCTTATCGCTTGACCCGTGGGGAGTTTGGAAGGCGTGAGCGAATAAAAATGGATTTGAAATTGGAGAATACAACCCTAAAAAACCCTGCACAACACATGATCAACTGCTTTCAGTTGATTTATGGTAACGATGTATTGCTCCATTCGCAGGGAATACCCAACAATTATGCCCTAGACATCATAAATTTGTTCTGCAATGAGAACGATTGGGGTATTGCGGGATGTGCAAGTAGTGGAAAAACCTTTTCTGTGGCGGCTTGTATCGTGATTGATTGGCTTTGCGCTCCAGATTGCACATCAACATACGTTGCATCTACGTCTCTTGATGCTTCTGAAGATAGATTATGGGGCAAGGTTTGTACTCTTTATCGCATTGCAATGCGTAATTTACAGGCGAAATTTGGCAAAGATACGAGCATTGGAAACCTTGTTGAGTACCGAAGGATGATTGTTTTTGAGTCAATAGACACCAAAGATTCTGAACGAGACTATACCAATGCCATAAAAGCATTGGCTTTTCCCCGTGGAGGAGAAGGAAAGCGTTCTGTGGAGAATACAAGAGGTAGAAAGAATGCCAGAATGCGGTTATTTTTGGATGAGTTGGCTGAAATGGATCTCTACGCATTGGATACCCGTGTCAACCTTGGAGCAAATCCCGATTTCATATTTGGTGGCATGGATAAACCGTCTAATACTGCCAATAATCCCCATACGGAGTTGTGCCAACCAGATGATCCAATGGAATGGGAGTCTGTAAATAGATATACCCATCAATGGAAAACCAGAACTGGAGTTGCGTTGCATCTTTCTGGTGAAGACAGCCCAAATTTCCTTAAACCAGATGCAGAAATACCCCCATTTGATCGTTTTCTTACCGTTGAAGGAGAAGCGGCTACCCTAAAAAGGTGCTATGGCAATAAAAATGCCCTAGAATACTGGCGAAATGTCTATGGTTGGTGGCCCGATTCCTCTGTAGAACTCACAATCTTCTCAAAACAATTCATCCAAGCCTGTGATATAGCATGGGAACCTGTTTGGAGTGATAGAACAAAGGTAGTTTGTGGCTTTGACCCTGCATTTACGGCTGGTGGAGACAGATGTGCGGCTACATTTTGTCGTTATGGCCCAAATGATACAGGTAGAAGAGTTGGTTTTTATCTTGGAACAAGAGAATATAGTTCTTCTGTGGGAGATGTTTTTGAAGAAAGCATTGCAATGCAATTGGTTAAAGATTGCATAAAGTATGGGGTTCATCCAAGGGACTTTGGATTGGATATTTCTGGTGATGGAGGAAAGATGATGAGGGCCATTATCATTGAGTGGAGTAAATTCCATCCAGAAGCTATGTTTGTATTCCCCATTTCTTCTATGGCAATGCCCACAGAGAGAAAAATCAGCAATTTGGATAAGCGAACCTGCAAAGAAGCCTATGATCGTCTGGTTACGGAGTACTGGTTTGCCGTACATACCGCCATGTCAACGAAAAGTTTAGTTGGCATAGATGTGGAAAAGCATACCCAAATGGTAAATGAGCTTTGCTCTAGGCTTTACTACCACAAGGGTAGAAAGGTTGCTGTTGAGAAAAAGCTGGATATGAAAGCCAGAATTAAGAAATCACCCGATTTGGCTGATTCCATGACCTACGCAGTCCAAATGCTACGCAGGGCGGGACTAGAGTTTAATTTTGAAGAAGAAGCAGAGTCACTTGACATCCTTGAAATTCAAGATTGGGAAAACCGATTGGTTCACAGCAAGCACAATTCTGAAGAGCAAATTGAAAACGATGAATGGGGATATGGTGGAAGAGGTTGTGATGACGATGGCTTTTGATGCTTGACGCATTTTGAATCTTTGATACTTTTTCCATATCTGAATGGTGCAACATTCTAGTAAAACTTTCCTCCTCCAAAAGAAAAGCCCCGCTGTAGTGTTGCACCACTCGGCGGGGCTTGCCCGTTATAGCAAGTGAGGATGGGCGTGTATTCGTACCACGCGATCCAACAACAACGGCTTTGGAGAATCAAAACTCCTTACCCGATGAGAGAGAAGGGAAACACCCTGCATCCATTCTGGGGTGCAGTAGTTTCTTTTCTTTTCTGACAGGCTTTCCCTACAAGGAGTGGGGGGATCAGGGGGGTGTTTGCTTTAATCTTTTGCTTTTCTTTAGTGCTGGGATCTATATCATCTAATCACTTATGGCTAGATTCTCCCCTCAAGAGTTCCGTAACGGAGCAATGATTCCTTCTGTCCTAGAGGGTAAAATTGATTCATCTGTTTCTTCTTTGATCAAAACGGAATCTCCTAAATTTGGTGGTGGTCAGTACAAGCGTAAGCCTAGTTTCTTGATGTGTCCTCCTAAATACTTGTCCACGGCAATTGCCAACAACAAGTTTATGAAAGGACAGAAGGTTGATACTGAAAGGGCAATGCGTCAGTACACTAGAATCAAGCGTCTCATTACTGCTCTTGGAGTTAAAGTCATTGAGTTGCCTCCTACCAAAGGAGCACAGGATCAGCATTTCGTCGCCAACCTTGGTCTATCAGTTGATCCTTTTATTTTCATCGCCAAGATGAGTGCCGATGGTCGCCAGATTGAAGAAGAGCCTGGTCGCCGATTCTTTGAAAAAATGGGCTATACCGTTCTCCAACCTCCTCATTTCTGGGAAGGAGAAGCTGAAACCAAGCATTGGAAAGACAAAACCTATTTCGGTGGGTACGGAAAGTTCTCTGATTGGAAGGCACAGGAATGGATTTCCAAAAAGGGTGGCATAGAAATCATCCCCATGAAGATGGTTAGTGATGATCTTTACCATCTTGATTGCTGTATCCATGTAATCGACAAAGAAAATTTCATGGTTTGCCGTTCTGGTATTGATTCAGAATCATTCAAGCGTCTTGAGAGGCTGGCAAATATCATTGTTGTTCCAAAAGATATGGAGGCAACAGGAGCTACCAATTTGATCCGTATTCCAGACAAGAACATTGTTATAAGCGGTATGTTCCAACCAGAGTATCATCAATACCGTAAATCAATGGAATGGATGCTTACCACAATGGATAAATTCAATAACTCTGTTATTTTTGCCGACATTGACGAGGCAGATAAAAATGGTGCAG